GAAACCACGCGTCATGCAGGAATGTCCCTGTTGGGATCTCCCTGCGTATTCCCGTAATGCCGGGCACTAGGCCCCCTTGTATGCCTGACCCGTCCTTTGAGAGATCTCCTCTGCTTCGCGGATCTTGGCCATGGTCGTACCGGAAGGCTGAATGCCCTGAGATCTTGCGTCCCGGTACGCCTGAAGTTCCCCGTCCCAAGCCTTGGTCGCTCCAGTGTTGGAGAGGTTGGGGTTCAGTTGAAGGTCCTTAGCCCTCATGCACTCACCAAAGGTACGGTGTTCCTTGGTTGAGCAGGCGCTCGAACAACGAGCGCCCTTCTTGAACTTACCGGCCATGCTTCACCCCAGTGCAAGTGCATCCCTCGAAGGTTCGCTTGCAGACTGGGCAAAGGTTCTCAGTCACTGTCACCCACAGAGTTGGTCGTGTAGATACCCTGCTTATATCCGTCATGGTCAGAGCCAAGCTCCGCACGCTGATGGCGTGCGAGCACCTTGAAGAGTCCAGTCTGCTGGATGCCCTTCTCGTTGTTCTCGACGAGCTGCTTGTTCCCGCCAGGGCCAGCGATGCACATGTCACAGTCCATGCAAGGACGGAACTCTGGATCGCATGGCTCCTTGGCCGGATCGTAAAGGTAAGACATGGTTCTCCTTAGTAGACTGCGCACCAGATACTCGCTCCGGTGGAGATGTTGCTTGACATGGTGATCGACGCAGGCATGGAAGTCTGGCCGGTCGGTCCGGTAGCATGGCGCAGCGTTGCGCCAGTGGTGTTGGCGTTGAATGCGTTCGACGTTCCGGGAGTTGATGCGAACGTCGCTCCCGTGGTTCCAGTGTTCAGCAGTGCTACGTAGTAGAAGCCTGCCGTACTGATGGAGATCGGAGAGGTGGTGGCGTTCACCTTGAATCCAGTGCTCGCCCAGTTCGTGGTCTGATCCACGCTGATGCCCAGCTGAGTGCCGGATCCGTTGAACAGTGCAGCCCTGGCGTAAGTCAGGGTGTTGCCCGCCGTGGTCACTACAGCACCCAGGTTGTTGATCGTGGATCCTGCCGGGATGTACAGCTTGTGCAGGAACACGGTCCCCAGAGTGATCAGGTTTCCACCATTCTGGATCTCGGAGTCGTAGTTCCAGGAGATGAATCCCTGCACCAGAGAATCATTGCTCCGCCCCTGAAGGGCGGTGATGTTCGTGTTAGCGGTAGTCATCTGACCCTGGAGGGTCGAGATGTTGGTGTTCGCCGTGGTCATCTGTCCGTTGAGGGTCGAGATGCCAGACGTATTGGTTGCAATGTTGCTGGTGTTCGTCGCGATGTTGCTCGTATTGGTGGCAATGTTCGCAGTGTTCGTGTCCACCTGAGCATCCATCGTCAGGATGTCATTGGTGTTCGTGCTGATGTCAGCAGTGTTCTGCTGGATCCTGGTGTCCTGATCGCTGAGTGCCGCATTGAGCGGCACATCCCAGTCCTCAGTTCCGCGATCGATTGGTACGTACGTCATTCTCCAAAGCCTCCTTCTCCGAATCCTCCCTCGCCGAACCCGCCAGCGCCTGCCAGCGAAGTGAAGTTGCTGGAGGTGACGAGACCGGAGGCGATGAGCGATGCCCTGGTGGCATCGTCTACGATCCACTCGTAGCCGCCACGATAGTAACGCAGCCCCAGAGAGGGCTGCGGCCACACGTTGGGGTCCAGTCCGGACTGAGGTCTGTTCGTTGCGCCCAGCTCTTCGCCGTACGCATCGTACCTGACCTCTCGCCAGACATTCGGGGAGATCTCCCTGATGGAGACTCCCCTGTTGATCCTGAACCGCTGCATGAGCGGGTTCCACGCGAAGGGGGCCTCAGCCACCGTAGGCGTAGTGAAGAGCCAGTCAGTCACTGAAGCCCCTTCCGGTTACTTAGCTAGCCTTACGCCGCCGCAGCGTCGTACTCCTGGATAATGAACCAGGCAGTACCGTTGCTCACGAACGTCTTCGCGTGAACCTGACCGGAGATGAGAGTGGTATTTGCTCCACCGTCAATCGTCTCAGATCCCGCTGGGTCGATCGTGATAGTCTGGGCCGCATTATCCTTGTACACAGTGTACGAACGCCCAGGCTGGACCGCAGTCACAGACGGGAGGTTCACGGTTACGGCTCCAGTCGCACCGATGACCAGAAGCACGAAGTCGTTCTGCGTCATGGTGGTGGTAGCTGCGACAGTTCGCAGCGTCATGCTGGTGTTATCGAGACCAGACATTGTTCTCCTCGGATATGAAGAAAGGGGCCGCCCCGAAGGACGGCCCCAAACCGTCAGACTATCACGTGTTGACCGCGATAGAGCTTGCGCTCTCAGCCCTGATCAGGGCCTCCTGACGATAGATACTCCAGCCAGCCACGCCGTACCAGCCCAGGGGCTGGAAGCGCGTCAGCTTGTCGACGACCGGTCCGCGAACCGTGTGGAACTCCTCCGCAACAGCCTCGGCCAGAGCCTGCTGTCCAGTGAAGTAGGTGTCGTACACGTCAACGGTGCCACCGGCACCTGCGTTCACCTGAACACGAGTACGTGGAGTCTCGATGAAGACTGCACCCTCGTACTCGCCGATCTCTCCTGCCCAGATGTTATTGGCAGAAGAGTAGCTGTGAGGCAGACGCCAGCCAGCGTCTCCGGTCTCAGCCCTCAGGTCGTGAGAGACCTCAGGGTGAATGTACGCGGTGTAGAAGCTGCCCTTGTTAGGGTGCACCTTGTTGGTGCGGAGCTTAGCCACAGCCAGGCGGGTGTACGCGGAGCTGAACGTGTCAGCTGCGGTAGTGCCCACAGTGGTCTGCGCACCGTTGTACACCGGGCCGGAAGCGCCGTTGTCACGGATGTAGTTGGTACCCGCCTGGAGAACAGACAGTACCACCGCGTCGACAGAGTCGACGAGGTTCCACGCCACCTGGTTGACGAGACCAGCGGTCACGTCAGTGAAGCTGAACAGGTCCAGCTTGTTGGACACGAGGATGGAGTTACCGTACTCGTTCAGAGTAACGGAGACGGTGGTCGGGTTGCTTGCGGCAACCGCGTCCGGGTCAACCAGCTCGTTTAGTGGAGTGGTTGCAGGAGAGAGATCCTGGTACAGCGAGAAGACTACGCTGGAACCAGGCATCGCCTGCTGAACAGGTCGCTTGTCTGCGATCTGGCGGAACATGGGCTGCGCACGCAGAGCGAACTCAAGCGCGCGGTCGTACGTGGTCTGGACGAGATTGCTCATCGCCGTAGTACCGGTGAAGGCGTTAGCCACACCTACCCCCTAGGGGAAGATGGTCACTTCAGGTTCTGGAACGCTGCAAGTAGACCATTCAGATCAGTAGCATCGTTGACGCTCGCCTGTGCAGCCTCGAAGTTTCCGAGAGGCGTGCCCTGCTGTCCAGCTCCATTGAGCCGGTCATACTGAGCCTGCGCCTCAGGGGTGAGACCAGAGCTGGGCTGATTGTCAACTGGGTTTGGGGTGTTCGGCGTTCCCGAACCACCACCGAAGATAGTCTGCATAGTGGTCGCCCACTCGCGGACCTTCTCCGGGTCCGCCTCTCCCTTGTACTGCTGTGCGGCAGTGGCGGGAATGCCAAGCTCGCTGAGGGTCGAAGTCACAGACTGATTACGGAGCTGGCTCTGAACGCTGGCCAGAGCGTTCTCCAGGTCTTCCGTCTTCTTCTTCTGTGCCTCGTAAGCGTCACGAAGTGCCTTGGGCCCTGGAAGGTTGTCGTTGTTTCCGGCCAGGTTCGTGTCGTCCTCGATACCCCAGTTGCTCATGAGTCTCCTAGTTGATTGTGAACGCCAAGAAGCCCGCGCTAGGGGGCGCGGGATCTGCTCGTTCGGATAGGTTGCCAGTCTTCACATACAGTACTGCCTGCTGGCGATGGCGTACCGGTACCCCCTGACGGAATCGAACCGCCGTCTGCTGCTTGTAAGGCAGCGGCCCTTCCATTAGACGAAGGGGGTGTAGTCTCGGAGGGATTCGAACCCTCAGCCTAGGCTTAGGAGGCTCAGGTACAGTCCTCTGTCGAGACAGCTGGTGTAGCAGGGATCGAACCTGCGCTCTGCGGATTAACAGTCCGCTGCCTTACCACTTGGCCATACACCATGGGAGCCGCCCAAGGCGGCTCATGTTCTACGAAACTCCACTGCCCCTGCACTCGGGACAGTCGATCGGATAGGGAATGACGACCTGCTCGCCGTTCACCGTCTCGACCCTGTTGTCAACTCCCAGATTGCCCGCGCCGTTGCACGTACCGCAAGGTGTTGGTGACATGTTAACCTTTCGTAGGAAGAGCCTTATGCAGGACTCGAACCCGCCCCCCCTGCTTACTAGGCAGGCGCTCTCACCAGGTGAGCTATTAAGGCATGTGGATGTTTGCCGGGCCTCATCGATGTGTCAGGCCATCCACTCCGGAACAAGTGGTCCGGGTGGGACTTGAACCCACATTCTCACAGGTTAAGAGCCTGTTGCACTTCCTTTTGTGCGACCGGATCGTACAGGTAGAGGGACTCGAACCCCCATCGCTAAGTTCGTAGCCTAGCGTTCTGTCCTTTGAACTATACCTGCGGGGTGACCAGAGGGAATCGAACCCTCACCGCTGGGGACACAACCCAGCAAGCTACCACTACAACATGGTCACAGTGCCGAACCGTGGAATCGAACCACGTACCTGTCGGGTTTCAACCGACCGCTCTACCAATGAGCTAGTAGGGCTAGAGTACTCCAGGAGGGATTCGAACCCCCAACGCACGGCTTCTGAGGCCGTCGTCTCTACCGTTGGACTACTGGAGTAAATGGTTGGGCACGACCGAAGTCGACTCGATAGCTGCCTCAGCAAGTCGGTGTGCACCCGTGCTTGCATACTTCACTATCTCAGGCCCAGCGCCTCGTAAGGGATTCGAACCCTCGATCTTCCGCTCGACAGGCGGCTGCGTTGACCGCTACGCCAACGAGGCATTGGTACGGACATACGGAGTTGAACCGTAGTCGCGGGCGTATCAGGCCCGTGCTCTAACCATTGAGCTATGTCCGAGTGGAGATTCGGGGAATCGAACCCCGCTAGGCCAGCTTGCAAGGCTAGCGTGTCACCTTAACAACCCCCAGAAGCCTAGTCGGATTCGAACCGATCCCGCCGCTTTGCAGGCGGCGTCCTCACCAAGAGGATCCAGACCACGTGGTTGGACGTCTGAGAATCGAACTCAGCTAGCCGAAGCGAGAGGGTTACAGCCTCCCGTGTCTCCCAGGACCCATCCAGCGGAAGAAGGTGGAGTCGAACCACCAGCCAAAGACTGTCCTCCCTTAGCAGGGGAGGTGGCCGCCACCGGCCACATCTTCCAAAGCGGAAAGTAAAGGAATCGAACCCTCAGCCTCACGGCTGGCACGGCTTTCTAGGCCGCTTGCGGACCGTTCCGCGCTACCTCCCAAAGCTACTCACCAAGGATTCGAACCTCGATTAGCTGGTCCAGAGCCAGCCGTCCTGCCGTTGGACGAGTGAGTATTGGCAAAGGATGAGGGATTCGAACCCTCGCGGTACGGTTTTGGAGACCGACCGGCACAGCCTACGCTATCCAATATGGCTCCGCTCGGAATCGCACCGAGGTCTACAGCTTATGAGGCTGTCGTGGGACTTCTCCACTACAGAGCAGAGCCTTGCGCCGGGATCGAACCGGCGAACCTAGTTTGGAAGACAGGTATGTTACCGCTACACTAACAGGGCAAGTCACGAGCGGGTGTGCACTAACACTGAACCTCCCGCTCTCGTCTCTCTGGAAGGAATCGAACCTTCTTTGCCTGTTCCCAAAACAGGTGTGATGCCAGTTCACTACAGGGAGGAAGTGACAACCGTACTTAGGTACGGTTGGTCACATCCCCAATGCTACCTGGCTCCTCCACGCTGCGCAAGACCTGAAGACGCTCCACCAGTAGAGCCACTGAACGCGCCCTTTTCAGAGCTTGCCAGCCTCTCCTTCTGCTTCGTCGCAGAAGTGCCGCCGATGAAGGCGTCCTCCTCAGCCATGCGCTGAGTCCACTGTCCTCCGTAAACCTGAGCCAGGGTGCCCAGGTTGCTGAACTCGTCAGCAATCTTCGCGTAACCGGATGCAGCGGTATCGCGAGACACGCCGGAAGTGGCAAGCTCCTCCGCGTACTGCGGATCAAATGCCAGGCCACGCTGTAGCGCCTCTGCTCCGATAGCTGCGGTAGCCGCAGCCTTCTGGATAAGAGGCAGGGCCCTGTTCTGGTCCAGGAAGTAGGCCGTCAGGTCACCGTCAGACAGTCCCATCTGCTTGAGTGCAGACTTGTACGCAGGGTTGGCTAGAGCCGTAGCCTGCGTAGCCAGATCCACTCGTCCCTGAAGTTCCGTTGGGCTCATGTCTCCAGAGATCCAGCTTGTGAAGTCATCCGCAGAGTCGTAGAATCCCTGCGGCAGTCCCGATTGCCTCATGATCTGACGGTAGCTGTTCTCCACTGAGATGTACTCCGCTGGAGACAGGACAGGCATGCCCGCCTTGCGACGTGCCTCGTTGGCCGCGAACCTCTTCTTGTACTCCGGACTGTCCTGGAGCATGAGAGAGATGACGTCGGAGCCATAGCCGTTCTTGATGAAGTCATAGATCTTGCTGGCAAGGGATCCCAGGCCATACTGTTCGAACATGGCGCTCAGGGCCATGTATGCGTTCCTGTTGTCTCCACTCAGCAGCTTGTCGTACTGCCCAGTGTTCTCGTAATACTGGTTCTGCTTGACGGTGTGGCTCTGGGTAGCCGTGGCAAGCTGAGCCTGAACCCTCTTGAGCCTCGCCTGAGCAGCCCCAAGGCTGCTCTTGTCTGCCGCCGAAGGATTCTTCTTCGCCTTCAGCGTATTGATCTGCTTGGTCAGTCCGGCGATCTCGGTCTGACGGGACTTCATCTGACTCTCCAGCGCCTTCAGCTGTAGCTGAAGCGCGGTGCCAGCGTCGATCTGCCCCGGCAGGGTTACGGGTGTGGTCACTATTTCTCCTAGTACTTGAATCCGAAGTCAGCCAGGACCTGATGCCCCACCTGGAACAGGTTGTCCTGAGCATTCTTCGTCTTGGTCCAGCGGGGGTCGGCCCGCAGCTCGTTCTCGAACTGCCACAGAGGCTTTGCCTCCTTCTGAAGACTACCAGGATTGGTGTAGTTGAGTGCCTTCTTGATGGTCGGATCGAACAGGTTGACGCTGCCGGATGGCAGCTCAAGGATCTGCGACATGGACTGCATGTATGGTGCAGCGATGTCCTGCACGGTCTGACCTCCGTCGATCTGTGCAGTCCACTGAGGGAACTGAGCCTTGGCCAGCTTCATCAGTTCATTCTTCACGTCCTGCTGGGTGCCGACACCGCTCACGATGTTCTTCACCCTGGATGACATCCACGAGTCTGCGACCTTGACGCCCATACTGTAAGCGTATCCGGCAAGCTCGTCCCATGCCTCGCCCGCCTGTCCAGTGTGGGTGCTGCTGGTGAGGACCAGCTTCTGCCCCATCAGGTTCCGGATCTGTGCATCGTCGTAGCCCTTAGCCACGATCAGATAGGCGTAGCTTGCCATGTTGGCACCGGACAGCTGCTTGCCGGTCAGGCCTACCTGCTTAGCAAGCTGGGCCGCCTTGACCCTGGCCTGGTTCATCTGCTGCTTTGCGGTGGCCGGATCAGACTTGGTAAGGATGAGATACTCTCGCTCGTCCTTGCTGTGGGTCTTCCACCACTTCGTATTGCGCAGCTTGGCCTGGAACTTGTCGGCAGACCAAGTTCCGGAAACAGCCTGCTTGAACAGGTCCTTCAGCTCCGGGTTCGAGTTCAGCAAACCGGAGACGAAGCCGTACTGTTCAGCCAGCTCTGCGCTGGATAGAGTAGGCGTGACCGTGCTCCCTGTCGAGAAGTTGGAGGTTCCGCCTCCAGTCGGATACTTAGCTGCGTTCTGCATTACATCGTCCACATAGCCCTTGATGGAAGGGCCGCCCCGCTGGGGTCGAGTGGACTGGTCGAGGTGAGCGGACCCAGGCCCGCCATACCATGCGGCTGCTGCGCCGCGTGGCCCGTACTTGTTGAAGTAGGACTGAAGGACACCGCGAGCGACGGCGTCCTGTGCCTTGGGGTTGTTGAGGAACTGCTGCGGAGTCAGGCTCTTACCGTAGTACGACTTCGTCCACCCTGGAATATTGGACCCCAGAACCTGATACTTGCCGTAGGCGTGACCATAGCTGGTCTGGGGCCCGATGGCCTTATAGTTGCCGCCCGACTCCTGCTCTACGATGGCCGAAAAGAACTGCTCGAACGTGATGGCCATCTCATCCTCCAGTCAGGCCCATATCCTGTAGCACCTTCAGCCCCACCTTCATGGTGCCGTCCTGCGCCTTCTTCGTCTGACCCCATCGGGGGTCATTCCTCAGTTGAGACTGGAAGGTGACCTGATCCATGCCGACGGGCTTGCCCTGTGCATTCGTTCCATTCAGCGCTCGCTTGATCATCGGATCGGTCAGATTGATGGACGTGACCGGAATGTCAAGATCATCAGCCATGGTCTGAATGTATGGTGAAGCGATGTCCATCATGGTCTGCCCAGCCTGAAGCTGGGCCGCATAGCCTGGATACAGACTGATGGCCTGATTGACGATCTGGTTCTTGAAGTCTTCCTCCGTGGCCAGGCCCTTGCCGATCAGTTGCGCCTGATTCTTGACGGTCTGCTTGTCCAGCTTCACGCCCTGAGTGTAGGCGAACTGATTGATCATGTGCTCATACTGTCCAGCCATTCCGTTCAGGGTCGAACCGTTGTTCTGGAATGTGATGTAGGAGCCGAGAACGTTCCTCAGTCCGGCCTCGTCGAGGCCGAGCATGATGGTCTGCTCAACGATCTTGTTCAGCTTGGACGGAGGAATAGCAGCACCCATCTGCGCAGCAAGCTGCTGGATCTGCACACGAGATGCAGCCAGCTTGGCATTGTACGTGGCTGGGTCAGTCTGCTTCTCCATGGCAGCCTTGCGCATGGTGGAAGAGTTCTTCTTCCACCACTCAGTATTCCTCAGCTTGGCCTGGAACTTGTCAGGCGACCAGGAGTCTCCGACAGCATCATCGAACAGCCCCTTCAGTTCCGGATTGGAGTTGAGGAAGCCATACGCCCAGCCGTAGCTGGACGCCAGCTCCTCTGGTGACAGGGAAGTCGTGGTGTTATCTGCGGAAGACCAGTCGGCCTTGCCGCCTCCAGCGATTCCCTGCACCCTGCGGCCACCCATGAAGATGTTCTGATAGTAGCCATTGGTCATGTCGGTGATCTCCACGCTCTTGCCTGGACGAGGAGCGTGGAGCATCTTCCCGTTGCCGAGATACAGGCCGACATGGTCCGGACCCGCAGTGTTCGGGTTCGTATCGAAGAACACCATGTCTCCGGCCTGTAGCTCATTCATCTTGACGGCCTTGCCCTCGCCGATCTGGGAGTAGGTCGTCCTGGATACGTCGATTCCGAAGTGCTTGTACACCTGCTGGACGAGACCGGAACAGTCAACTCCGCTGGTGAGACTGTTGCCTCCCCAGACGTACGGAGTGCCCTTGAACTGCTGGGCGTAGGCCATGATATCTGCTCCACTGACTGGCATTATCCTCCGATCTCAGCCATCATTGCGTCAAAGTAAGTAGTCGCTGCCTGGTATGCGCCGAACTCCGGATCCCTCTTGATGTCCTCCGTGGCCATGAAGCCACGGGCTGCGTCAGTCACGCCGCCAGTAGTGTTGCTGGACTGACTCTTGAGCTGGTCGCCGATGTAGTTGCTGGTCGTGGTGGTGACTGTTGGGTGCGCCTTCTCGTATGCGTTGACGGACTT